TATATCATCAATCCTAGATTGTATTTGTCTAGAAATAGATCCTAATTCAACGTCACCAATTCTGGCTGTACCAGCAATAGTTCTTAATCCATCTGGTGCTAAAAATATAACATCACCACCAATCTCTTGAATACTACCACCATCTCTACAACCTATATTTCTTGTAACTTCTTGTACTGCAAAATTACTAGAAGTTGTACCTGTTAGTTTATAAATTCTATCTGTACAAAATATAATTAATTCATTCCTAAATACTTTTAATCCAACTACTGCTGAGTCAACTTTAAATGATCCTGCACCACTACCAGTTGTAAAATTATCTTCTGCAAATGGTACACTAAATATAACTTCTTGTGAATTAGTTGCACCAGCATAAAACATATGGTTTTGAAATACTTTTACAAACTTAGGATTAGTTGGGGCTGTTCCACCACCTGTTGCATTTACTACATCTACAGCAAAACTTGCGTTAATTATTTGTGCTGGTGAATGCCCTGTTGCAATAATAATTTTATCTGTACCATCAAAATTAAATTTTTCAAAGTCGTATGCTGCAGTTGATGTTCCTAATCCAGTTGTTAAACTTGTCCAACTTCCAGAAGTAGTTCCTCTATGTATATCACCACCTCGTGCTGCAATTATTTGCCCATTAAATACTATAGAACAATCTACAACTTTACTAGTATTACTAGATCCTTGTGGAACTATGCTACTATTATATAATGCTGTGCCTCCAACTCTTCTATACCCACCTTTAATATCAGGTTCAAAGTTTTGTAGTATAAGTGCTTCACCAGGAGCCATGGAGAATACATCTTTATTAAGTGTTAAACCTCCAGCACAACTCACTACGAATGGTGAAATTAAATCTGTAGTTGGCATTTACTACCTATCTGACATTACGTTATATACTCTAACATCAGATCTCATATAGTCTGCTTTAGTAGAGTAATCAGTTTTAAATAATCTTAATTTTCTTTGGTAATCTCTATCTGCTAATTGTGCATGCTGTGGATCTGATCTTAGCATATACACATAGTATTTTGCTCTATCTATAATTAATGAACTAAATCTATCTGGTAATGACATGTTATCACCATGTGCAGATAGATCTGTGTGCGTAGTATAATAATTATATGATAATGTTAATTCATCATCACTTGGTATTGGTGTTACGCCAAATGCTGTAAAGTTTGGTAGTATGTATACTTTAGATGGTGTACCTTGTACATCACTATCGTTTCTATCATCTATTGATTTATAATTTTGTAAGTAGTCATCATAAGATATATAATTTACTTTATGTCTAGGTGTATCACTTCTAGAGCATCTAATATAATCTACATCTAAGTTTGTAGTTGTGACTGTATTATTAACTGTAATAAATGTTGACTGAGATGTAGCTGTAAATGTAGCATTTAGTATTGCACCTTTGCCAAAATCAGTAACAGTTAATGTAGTATTTAAATTTTGTGTTCCTTCTGCGGCTGTACCTACTTGTACTTTTAAAGCAGCACCCACACTATTAGTATCATAAACTTTAACTTGTAATTTATATTGTTTATTTACAGTTGTACTTATAGTTTGATGTGCAGCAAAATCATTTAATCTTAATCTTCCATTACCTGTACTTGTATATGCACCACTTCCTGAGCCTGATATAGTAGTCCAACTATCTATATTAGATTCAAATTCACCATTAGTTACTAATTCTCTTGGGCCAATAGTAAATGAATCTCTATCTACTTTTCTAAAATCTGTTGGAAAACTATACTCTGAATCTCCACTAACTAAATTTTGTGTAGTTCTAGAATATAACAAAGGTACTTCTGATGCTTCATTGTAAACATCATGTATACCTTTATTAATAAAATCTTTAACAGCAGTTTGTATACCTCTACTAGAACTAAATGTACTAGAGGTTAACTCTGTTTCGTTTAGTTCCCTAAGAACTCTGTTTGTCAGTATTAAGTAACTTGTTGCCATTCTGTAATAACTCTATAATTTTGTTAAGTTTTTTTTCTTGATCGTTAATTCTGTTTTCTAAAAATTTTAATTTTGCCTCAGAGTTAGTTTCTTTACTTCCAAATATCATTCCTGTACTTGCTTTTGTTTTTTGAGTTAAGTTATGAATTGCCATTATATCTCCGTTTAATTCTGAGGGAATTACACCAAGGGGGATTACTCCCCCTCAGTTGTATTATTTATTATACTGCGGTATCGTGTTGAGCATCTGTATTTCTATCAGTGTCTGCATCTAAAGTAGATACATCACACATAATAGCCCAGACTCTTACTTTACCAGCTGCTGCTGCTGCATCTAAGACTTTAATGTCTATAGTTCCAGCTACTGCAAATGTTGGTCTTGCAGTTGCAGTCATAGCCGAGTAGCCAACTTCCTTTGCATCACCGTCAACGAATACGTCAACGTCTGTTGCAGGGTTTCCAGATACTTGAGTCATACCCAAATCTAGAGTAACACTATTTGAAAATTGAGTTAAAATTTCCATACTAGCGTGAAGTACAACAGTTTCAGCAGGAACATCAATACATCTAAGTATATCGTTCTGTGCTGCTCCTGAATCTCCATTGATTTGTGCTACATCAATAGTATTTTCTACCCAGTAAGGTGTTCTGCCATTAGCAGGATGTCCAGTAGTTCCACCAGCACCCGTTACATTATAGTTTGCCATAGTTTTCTATTATCCTCCTAGGATTAACCTATTGTTATAACGCCTCTTTGAACCGCTTCACTTCTAAGGATTTTTCTTCCAAATACGTGTAGTCCTCTGACAACGTCTGCGAATGAATCAGGGTCTCTGATTAATTCTGTTTTAGCGATATGATTTACAGTTGCAACTCCTGACATGTGTCCGTATACAAAAGCATACTCATTAGATCCAGCAGATCCAAAAGTATGTGATGCAGCACTTCCACCTGATACAGCAATAGCGTTTGATGAGTACATATTAAAACCAAATAATGGTCTGTCTGTAACTTTACCATTTCTGATTTGTGATGCACCACCATCGTTCATTACTGATTGGTCAGATAGTTTTCCGCCTGCTTTTCTTAATTGCTCAAAAAATTCAGGTGCGGCAACTAGCCATCTATTTTCTTCTGGCACATCATTTTTATCCAGGTTTCTTTTCAGTGTTGATACTAAATTAGCTAAAGTATCTACAGCTGCGTCACCATCAATTGGTGAACTATCAGTTCCTGCACCCGTACCATCACTTGCATTGTCGTATATAAACTTCAATACATTGTAATCGTAGTTTTTCTTTAATGAATATGCACCTGAAGAGGTTGCAAGAGCTTCAAAGTTTACATGAGATTGTCTTTCTTCAATATCATCTACTTTAAAAGCAAAGTATGAACCTTGATCGACAGTCATAGTTATTTGGTCATCTGCTAATACTTGTGTATCAACTGTTTGACCTCTAGCATAATCTTTAACTGTGATCGTAGGCTCTTTGATTATCTTTACTGTGTCACCAAAGTTTTCAATTTCTCCAGCGTAATCAGTGTTAGTAATATCTTCTACCACTGATGCTCTTCTGAAGAACTTTTGAACTTTCTGACTAAAGATTTGTGGAGTAAAATTACCTTGTGCAAGGTTTTGATATCCACTACTGTTTGTAAAAGCCATAATGCTTCTCCTTATTGTTTAGTTAGATTGTTTGTTATTGTTCAATCCTACCTTCTAAACGAGCAAGGTCAATCTCCTTTTCAAATTTTTCAAACTGATCGGGTTTTAAATTACCAATCTCACGAGTTGTCCAAATTTTCTTCTTTGGTAAATCAGAATCAACAGCTTTTCTAGTTTTAGAAATTGCTTTAGCGGCTTCTTTTTTAACATCCTTTTCTTCTTTATTAGTTAGTTTACTTAAACCACGATCCATTTTATATAGATCAATAGCCCTTGAAGCTAACTTGGCGTTAGATGTATTTTCATACAACCAACCTTGAATAGTAGGATCTTGTTCTTCAGCCCATTTATGGAAATCATCTTTTGAACGAATTTCACTAAAATCAGGATGAAGTTTTAAAAGTTCTACTTCAGCTTTTTCTTTTGCAATCTGTTCTTGTTGTACTTGTAAATTTTTAAATTTACTTTCTAACTCGTTAGATTGAGTAGTAGCCTTATTCATTGCTATAGTTTCTACCATAGAATAAACATCGGGGTACTCTTTTCTCCACGCCTCTAATTCATCTTTTGATTTAGGGGGTGTGAATTGCTTGTTGTTAGATTCTAATTGCTTAGTCAAAGAATGAAGTTCATCCTTGTGTTTATTAAGTGTAGAATCATAATGCTTTTTTAAATCGTCATAACGTTTCTTAAAAGCACGATCTTCAGCGTTGACAGGGCGTTCAGCGATAGGAGTAGCCTTTTGATCTGTTGGTTCTGCAGTCTCTTCAGATGCATCGGTGTCCTTCTGTTCGGTTGCTGTTTCTGCTTTTTCTCTTTGTTCTCTATGATACTTAGTTAGTTCACCTTTAGCAAATGCCTCAGTTTCAGGATCTTCGTTTCCACTATCCTTACTATATGGATTTGTATTAGATAATACTGCCTTAGTTTCTTGAGAAACTTTCTTTTCTTCTTCCATTACTTTTTACCTATTGGTTGAGTGCCTTATGGATAAGGGTAGCTCTAAACTGTTTTACTAGTTAGTGGGCTAGTCATTATACCTTGACTAGGTGGCACGGTGTTAGTTTCGTCTTGTTTTCGAATCAAGTTTTTAAAATTATCAACTGATCCAAATCTATCAACAATAATACTTGAAGGCACACTTACTGTGTTTTCGTTTATACCAAACTCAGGAAATATATCCTGTCCAAATATTCTGCTGAATACATTTTTAAGAGATGGAGTTAAGTGCATATTTAATACTTGCTTATCTGTATCTCTCAAATTCTCTAAATTTATTTGCGGTATTCTTTCTTCCGCTAATTCTTTTTCCTCTATCTTAGGTTGAGGCTGTTTAATATTTCCTAACTTAGGAGGTTTAACAGCTGCAGGTTTTCTATTCATTATACCTGTAGTAGTAAATGCTGTTTGGTCTGTTATTGGTTGTCCTTTATAATCTACTGCCATTATTCTCCTCCACCTGGATCAAATGGATCACTGTAAGAAGTATCATCACTTGCATCATAACTTCCAGAATAGCTA